AAGCCCGTTGTAAATCGCCCGCTGTTTGAATGTAACAACGTCTGGGTTGCGCTTGATAGCTTCCAAGATAAGCGGAATTGTCTCTGGATAAATCTCATCATCGTCGTCGCAAAACATGACGTAATCACCGATTGCTGAATCAAGGCAAGCCTGCCGCTTGAGTCCGACAGATCGAGTCATGTTGTCGAGGATGACAATGTGTTCGACTGGCGCATAAATGGCGATCATGTCGGCAATCGCTTTTGCCTTGTCAATTCGTCGCCAGATGGCGGGAGTTAGGATGGAGAGTTTCATGGTTGTTGTTCTTGAATCATTACCCAGCACCTGCCGACGGTGACGTATTGGATTCCAGCATCATCCAGCGCTCTTTGCACGTTTGGAGAGTCGATGTCATGGCCGGCAAAAATGCCGCCCTCTTTGACCTTGGGAAGCCATGCCTTGAGGTCTGCCGATACGCTGTCGTAATCGTGCGCGGCGTCAATGAATACGCCTGCGAGAAAGGCGTCGGCAAATCCCTCTGACGCCACCACAGAAGGCAGTGCGACAGCGCTGACCGCGCATCCCGCCGATTGAATGTTGATGTGAAACTCAGGGTAAAGGTTTGCGTCGCCCGTATCTGCGTCGCCCGCAAAGGTGTCCACTGCGTAAAGCTTCACGCTTTTCTCTTGGTCCTGCAAACGATGGGCAAGGTGGATAATGCTTTGCCCTTTCCACGCGCCGACTTCGACAAACGTATCGCCATCTTGCAGCTTGCCAGCAATGGCCGTGTAAAAGTCGCGGAAGTCACACCAGCCTTCAACATCCCATGATGTAATTCTGCCGCTTTTGAGCCGCTCGAAATGCAATGCGCCCTGATCGTAATTACATCTCATGTTTGACCTTGCGTAAGTCGCGTCCACTTCGGCTTTTCCAAAAACAGGATGCAAATGCTCAAAGACCACGTCACGCGCATCAATTACAACGCCGTCACGCCGAGCACATTCGGAAAACCAGTCGTCCGAATACATCGAGAAAAAGTCAGGGTGAAACAGGTAGCCCTGCTCAATGTATCGCGCCCGCGTGAGAATCGCCATGCACAGAAGGTCATCCGTTCGGTGTCCATCCGAGACTTGAAGGACGGCGGGTTTCGATGTGTCACCAATGCGGTCCAGAATGATTTGGTCCCAGCCCATTGGTGGTTCCCAATCGTCCGAGAGTTGAATCAGCACACGGCCATTGCATGCTTCCGCCGCTGCATTCCAAGCACGCACAGGACCGCCGCCGGGAGCGACCACGACGTTGCGCCAGAGCGTGAGATATTGCAGGCTCTCGGCGTCGTCGGCGTCGAGTGCGAAGATGTGCTCAATCGCGTCTTGATTTGCGGCTTTCTCCATCCACTTGCGGCGAGCGCCGGCGGCTTGCTGGAACCGTCCACGGGTCGCATGGAGCAGGCTAATCTTCGCGCCGTGCCGCTTGAAGTGGTTTAGCTCAACGGCATCTGCGCCGGCGAAGTCCAGATTGGCTCTCAGTGCCATCGCGTGAGCTTCTACGCCCTCCCGCCCCCAAAGCGTTCTGCGTGCGTTCCAAGGCCACTCTCGCGGCTTTGGTTGAGCGTTCAAGCATCGCGCCCACGCAATCATTTCTTCCGGCTTCTGGCGCGCAAATGCGCCCTTGCAAAGCTCAGCGTAAGCCTCCCGGCGTGAAGGGTCAGTGGCGACTGCTTGCAGGTAAAGCTGCGACCGCATCGGCTCATCGGTCGATTTGGCAAGGAAGCAGTAAATTTGGTATTTCTCCACAGCGCTGATTTCGGGATCTTGGATGAGTAACGCCGCTTCGTTTTTCGCCTCTTCATGCCGGCCGACTAAGTCCAGCGTCTGCATGTAGTGGAAGCGATGAGAGTTGGTCCGCTCCGCCTCTGGTATGCTCTCCAAAATTCTCATGTTGCGCTCGTTATTCGGCCCCCGGTGAGCAATTGGAGCGTGAACAATTTTCACGTTGTTCAATGTGCCGATGGTCGCATCTTCAACGAGCGGCATCAAGCATTCGTGAATGGGTGATTGCCACTTCCAGGCGTCGCGTCTGACGATGCGCTCACGCATGATGGTAATCGCATCTTCGGGCACTTCGTAAGGCATTTGGATGCCGACGGTCTGGTCGTCCAGTCCGTCGAGAGCGCGGCGAATAACCGGGATAGCCTTGGGGTCTAGGATGTCGTCGGTGTCTGCCCACATTACCCAATCGTTAGAGGCAAGGCTGAAGGCCATTTGGCGAGCGGCGGCAAAGTCGTCAACGTGCGGCCAGTCGTTCCCTGGCGTGTTCTGGTAGTAAGCTAATTGAAAGCCGATGTCGTTTTCGCTAAAAAACGACAAGCCGATTCCCTCACTCTTGTCAGGATTCTGATTCCCAATCGCACGCACCAAAATCACCTCATCCACCAGCGGAGCAAAGGAGCGAAGAAACCGCTCCATGATGTTTTCGACGTTGCCGTAAATAACGGCCAGGGTAAGCTTTTGCTTGTAATCGTTCATGATTTCCAGAGGTTGAGGGTTTTGAGCAAGGATTCGGCGCGTTGGGCGGCGGTGGCGTGGAACGGGCGAACCATCTTCATTGCTAATTGCACGTAGTATTCATCAAACTGCTCGTAAGTTAGCACCTTCTCCGCCTGATGCATGGCGTTGAGGTCGTTAGGGTAGTTGGGAAGCGGTAATACTGATCCATCCTTGAATCCAGCAATTTGCCCGCCGCTAAGTTGATACCAAAGCCCTTCTTCTGGGTCAGGCTTGTACCCGCAAGCCTCCGCAATGGCAATTTGCATTTCTGAATCGTTCATCAGGAGTTCTTAGCACTTCATCCCAAAGCACGCAACAAAAAAGCGCGGCCCCCTTTCGAGAGCCGCGCCGTTTCGGGATTAGCGATTAGGTCGTCGGAGTGGTGAAGACCTTGAGCGCGTTGGTGACGGCGGTGGTGTAACCGTAGAGGCAGTGCAAGTTCATGAACCAGCGGCCTTGAGCGCGGGACCAGTGACGGGTGTAGAGAGCACTGATACCGCTATCGGCATCAACGAACTGCTCCACGGCGTCGTATTCCTCGACGGGCAGGTAGTCGCCCAGGTTTCGCATTGCGACCGCGATAGCATCGCGACCGCAGGCAAAACCAGCGAGAGAAACGCCGTTGAGAGGAAGGACATCCGAAGAGTAAATGTCCATACCCAGCAAGCGCCCGAGGTTGCCCTCCCTGATGGCGAGATTGTCGCCACGGTTGAGCGCAAGGGTGATCTTGTCGTCACCCAGCAAAGCGGCCTCAATGTCCATGTTGCCGATGAAGGCTTTTTCGCCACGAACGCCAGCGGAGATCAGCGCTTTGCGAGCGGCAATGAGCTGATTACGACCGTAGTTAGTTGCGGCGGTGGTAATGATTGCGGCACCGAAGTTAGTGGTTGTGATGACACTCCAGATGTCGGTGAGCACGGATTGAGCCATTGAGCTTCCAAGCTGGATTGCCCACTGGTCAAAGCGAGCGGCGTTGCTGGATTCCGCGAGCTGTTGCAAGGTAAGATCCATTGGAGTGATCTTCCGCTTGTCCAGGTTGACGGTGATCGCAGTAAAACTGCCACCAGTCTGCTCATACGGATTCCCGCTGTTAGCAGCTTGGCTGAACGTGGTCGTGGTTGCAGTGCCGAAGAGAGGCACAATGACGGCGTCGCCTTGGCCTCGCACCTCGGAGGAGATGTCAGAAGAAAAAGCGTTGAGTGGAGTGAGGAGTTCAGTCAGTTGCTGGAAAGCGCGTTGACCGAAGAGCTTATCGTTGAAGAGAGTAGCCATAAGATTTGAAGGAGGGTGTTAGGATTGGGATTTGAATTGAGCGGTCCGAAGGGCCTTTTGATTTTCCCGGTAAAACTTAGTGCGTTCTGCCGGATCGGTGATTGCATTGTATTGCTCGAGGATGTCGCCTTTGTCGCCGTCAGCCTGCGGCAGTTGCTCCTCAGTGGTCGGAGTGAAGCCGACAGAGGCCACGATAGCCGCAGCTTTTTGCTCTGCTGTTTGCGCCTCTGCTTCGCGTTGAGCAAGCGCAGCTTCCACAGCGTCGAACTGGTCAGCCTTAGCCTTAGCTTCTGCCAGAGACGCTTTGAGCGAATCAATCGTCTTCAAGGCGACCTGGATTTGGTCGTCTTTGTTAGCGAGTTCAGCTTTCAGCGTCTCGTCCGTTTCACCGCCGAAAAGGGCAGCAAAGCGGGAGAGCAGAGACTTAGCTTGCGGTTCGACTTCCGTCTCGACAACCACGGGAGTTTCCTCGACCACGGTTTCAACCTCCGCTTCAACGGGAGTCGGAGACTCAACCGGCGCAGGTGTTGGTGTTTCCTCAACAAGAGCGACCTGTTCAGGCGATTCGGAATTGGCGTGGATGGCGTTAGGTGTCATCCTAAATTTGCGAGTGTCAAATGCGCGGGCGGAAAGTGCCACGCCGTTGAGCAACGTATCGGCAAAACCGCGCTCAACCGCTTCCTTGCCGTCCATCCAAGTTTCCGCGATCATCATCTCGCGGATCTCGTCTTCGTCATTGCCTGTGCGCGATGCGTAAGCGTTAACGAGTCCATTGCCAAGCTTGTCGAGCAGTTCGGCGGTATCGCGCAATTCTTCAGCATCACCGATTGCCACGCCCCATGGATTGTGAATCATCACATAAGCGTTCTCGGGGATCTCGATTTCATCCGCCGCCATAAGGATAACGGAAGCCATGGAAGCGGCCAGCCCTTCAACCCGTGCCGTCACACGCGCCTTGTTATTCTTGAGTGCGTTGTAAATCGCCCAGCCGTCCAGCACGTCGCCGCCGGGAGAGTGAATGGAAAGGTTGATTTCATCAAGCTCACCCATCGACTTAAGGTCGCGCATAAATGCAGATGCGGATACTCCCCACATCCCGATTTCATCATAGATGCTAATGTCTGCCGCTTTGGGCTTATTCTCCTTGGCTTGGATTTGATACCACGTTTTCATTTTGATTTGCTTGGTTGAGTTCTTTTGTTGCGTTGCCGTCCAGTGCTCCTGGCTCCAGTCCCATTTCCTGCTCGATTTCGCGGCGGCGCAGCATTTCACGCGCCTTCTGCATCTCCACGCTTTCCCAGTCGCGGCCACGTTTGGCGGCGATGTCGTTGAGCGTTAGGAATCCAGCCTCGTATTGAGCCAGTTCAAGATTGCCTTCGCGACCGCGATCAATGGTTAGGTCTGCTTGTGGAATCCACTCTGCCCACCACCAGTTAGCGGGAGGCGCCGGCAGTTCGCCGTTCTTGACGGCTTTGGCGATAAAGTAAGTCCAGAACCGCTGGCAAGCCGTCTTCAGTCTCGCTTGCTCATGCTCAATCCACCGTTGCGTCTCGGCCATTAGGTAGCGCTGAGACGGTCCTGTCTGCTTAGCTAAGTCCCATAGCACCTCAGGCGACAATCCTACGCCCCACGCAATGTCACGCACAAGCCATTCAAGCAACACCATCTGATTCGGGTGCGGCCTTCCGTCGTGAATAACGGAAAGCTGTTCGTTTTCTAGTAGCTGAGCGACCATTCCGCCCTCGCGCATCTGTTCGACATTGATGGTGCTGCCTCCAATGCTTTTGGCAGTGACAGCCGACGCAAAGCCTTGTGGCCCGTTGCCGCTTTTCATCGTGCGAACAAGCCCGACCTGATTAGCCATCTTGATGCCGTGTTTTACATCGGCAGTAATTTCCGCCTGGTCCTGAATGTTATTCAGGGCGTGAGCGAGTGCGGAAATTCCACGCACTTGTCCCGGCCTCTCAAAATCGGCATAGAAGATTGAGTCGGACGCTTTAACCCGCGTCGATTTGGTCGTGTCGTCGAGGTCGATGAGGTTGTAGCCAAGGTGCCGCCCGAACTTGTCAACATAGACGCCGTCAACCGTGCTGCGTTCTTGGCTGTTTGCGATTTGATGGGACTCATAAAAAATGATGTTAGCTGTTCCTGCTTGCGTTTCGCTCAGCACCGAAAGGCAATCGCCGTCTTTAATGCGGAGGCGAGTTAGCGCGATCTGCCATTGGTAAAAGTCAAGTTTGGCGGCGCGGTCGAACACGAATGCGGTTCCTGCGCGCTCGTAAAACAACTCTTCCGCCATTCGGTTAAACTCGCGGTCTGGCGTATCAGCTTGCGGCTTGAGATAGCCTACCAAGTTAGCAACACCGTTCACGATGCGACGAGCCAATCCAACATCAGCATACATCTTCCGCGCCTTCCGCAGAATCGTCAACCTATCGCCACCAGTTAGCTCTTTCCGAGTGTCTAGCGTGCCCCAGTTAAGGTATGCGCGGCGAGGTGACCACTGAGCAGCGTCGAAAGTTCCCAGCGCTTGCACGTTTGGTGCAGCGGTTCCGCTTGGTTTCCTGTTGCCTCGGCGGTTTCTGCTCATGTTCCAAAAATGCGGGTTGAAAAGTCTTGGCTAAACCACTTATCGTTGAAGTCCGTGGTGCCGTTGAGTTCGTTGATGGCCTCCTCAATGCGCCGTAGCCACGTTGCCCGCTCATCTGGGCTGATGCTGATTCCCGTTGCGCTACCAGCCCGGGAAGATTGGCTAGTGATCTGGACCACGTCCTGGATGCGGCTTGATTCGGCTTGTAGAATCGACAACTCCGCCGCCTCCAGTTCAGAGACGGTGAAGTATTTCACCAATTTACGGACCCAAATGTCGGCGCTTGCCATCGACATTGGGAGAGAGTCAAAAATAATTCATTCCGAGTTCAATTAATTCTTGACGTATGAAATAGGCGGGGTAGTATCACCACATGAGCAACACAATGCAGACCACCCAAATTACCAGCGCAGACTTCAGAATGACCGTCGAAGTTGAAATAGTTAAAGAAACCGCAAAAGCAATTTGCCTTCGTGGTAAATGCTCAACTGCTTGGTTCCCAAAAGCAGCTCTAAAAGACGGAGTTGTTCAAGGCTGGTTTCAGCAATCACTTGCTCACTTTTTCTTGTTTGACGCGCCACTTGCCCACATATCATGAGCCTACAAACAGCAAAAGAGCTGCACTGTGACGGGTGCAGTGAATGGTTTCGATTAGACTACCGCAACCTTACCGACCAATGGAAATACCTTAAAAAAGACGGATGGACCAGGGAAGCTGGTCGCCATTACTGCCCGTTGTGCGGATTAAATGGCTCTTGGGAAAACCACCCAAAAGAAACTGAATGAAAAATCAAGCATCCCAACTTACCAAAACCGGAGAGTCCCGCAAGCGGGCTCCCGGCGCTGGCCGTCCAGCGCTGGGCAAAGTAAAGCTTACAGTCCACATTTTGCCGTCGACTCGGGCAGCTCTGGGAAATAAGCCTGGCGCAGTCCTGGACGCGCATTTTGGTGGCTAGTCTTCAACCTCTGGCGGACTCGCTCCAAACTGATGCGCCACAAGCCACCAACTAAGCACCGCTGAGAGCTTCAAAGCGTCGGCATAGTGGTCATGCGCCAGCTTCTTCCATTGGAGAGGTTGGCGCTTGTGCTTGGCCATGATTAGCGCCATACCGCTGA